CTGATCGTCTGAGTTTTGACATGATTATCTGGGGGGTATATGTCGAACTATCTTGAGCTGTTGCCTTATTGTAAGACAGATAAGGACAAAAGTCTTATACATCTTAAACATCAAGGCATCACTAACAGTGAATGCGCGACCATACTTGATGTCAATGAAAGAAACATCTACCGAAGACTAAGGAAAATAAAAAGCAGGGCCGCGCTTCAAGGTTACGCACCAGAGAAGGACATGGTGCATACCGTCCCAGATTCCTATCGAGTCAAAGGGGTGTCCACCTACTACAACCAAGACGGGATTGCTGTTGGCCAGTGGGTCAAGAGCGAGAAATCCAAGCAAGAGCTATGGAATGTAGCGCTTGAAGAGTTTAAAGACGGCCTTGTTGACATGGAGAAGGCCAAGCCTATTGCGTGCCCCAGAAAGAAAAGCGAAGACCTAATGGCTTGCTATCTAATAGGGGATCACCACCTTGGCATGGTTGCGTGGCCACCAGAAAGCTCAATGCACAGCGACTACGAAGAAGCCTACGACATTGGCATATCTGTAGACCTATTGCATGGGGCGGTAGAAAGGCTGGCAAGTGCGGCAAGCGATGCTGACATCGGCGTGCTAATTAACCTTGGCGATATGATGCACGCCAATAACCTAAAGAACGAAACCGGGTCAGGCACACTATTGGATGTTGACGGAAGGGCAGGTAAAGCCATACGCGCAGTCGGCTCATTATTTAAACACTCAATATCTAAGTTGCTTGAGGTTCATCGAGAGGTTTGGGTTATCAATGTTAGGGGTAACCACGATCCCGACGCCTCGCTCTGGATCAACGAGATGCTCACCATGTATTACGAGGACGAACCTCGAGTAAAAGTAAAAGAAAACTACAGTAAGTGGATATGGTTTGAGTGGGGGAAGAACTTAGTGGTCACCCATCACGGTGACAAGATACGACCATCTAGAATGCACGAAGCAATAACGAGAGACCTGCCTGAAGAGTGGGGTAGAACTCGCCATCGCTTCTGCTGGATGGGCCACGTACACCATAAGAATGCAGAAGAGATAGGTGGGGTTACGATAGAGAGCTGGAATGTGTTGCCGCCTAAAGATGCGTGGCACGCGGGATCGGGCTACGGAGCGAGCCGATCTATGTCTTGCGTCTTACTACACAAGAATTATGGCGAGCATTCTCGCTACAAGGTCGGCATCGATCAACTTATCTAAACAATCCTGCTAAATTTTCTTGCCATCATCTTTCGCCACAGTAATTCGATGGGGTCTATATCGGACATGTCCATCTTAAGCCGATCACCATAACCAAAGTTATGATGTGTCGCCCGATCAACGAACGTCTGTTTACTTGTCCAGCCGTTTATCCTCATCGTCCTATCCTTGTCCGTCCTGCCGACCAGCACAGCAATGTCTGCCTTAAACTTATCAGCGGTGTCAAAGATAAGCGGGCCTCTCTCTTTGTTTGAAAACTTAACGTCAATAGAGATGTCATCCATCCAAAGATCAACGCCGTTATCGGTCACAACATTGATTGTTGGTGGGTCAATATTGAAGAGCCTAGCAACAGCAAACTCTGCTTTAAATCCCCAGATGTTTGCTTCCTGTCTAGACTGAGCACTGTTTTCTAGTCTAGGAGAGATGCCCTGCATTTCGACAAGCTTGACCGTATCCAGCCCCATTAGTGTGGCGGCATGATCATCTTGTCTGCTGATGGTGACAAGCATTACTTGGCATTCGCCAGTAAGGTCTTCAGTTCCTTGAGGCTTTGTTTTTCTCCCAGCGTCTCGTTTAGGAAAGTAAATAATCTTTGCTCTTGAAACCTATGCCTTAGCAATTCAACAGCCATACTGCGAACATCGTCGTCTGAAAGATTGTTTATCGACTCTTTGCTCTTAACAAAGAACTCAATTCGTGCATCGCTCACTCGCTTGTACATCACAAAACTCCCTTGTCAAATAAAAGTTTTATCTCCGCATCATCAGCCTTCAGCTGACGATCTATCTGCTTGCTCTCAAGCTCCAAGAAAGCAAGCTCCTCTGCGTCATCCACCCAACGCATAATCTCTTTGATCTGCTCTTGCCTTGCCTTTAGTTTCAATACCTCAGTCGATTCCATTGTTATCCTCTAACCTCGTATCAGGTGGTGGTATAGCAAAGTCCATTTCTGCCGCGACCCTAATCAATGTCTCAACTAATTCTGAGTACTCTCTAACACTAGCGGAACTACTGCGCTGTACCGGCCTACGTCTCACACCAAACTTGGTTTCCACTTCCTTGCTACCATAAGTAATGCACAGCATCTCATCGTGCATCTCGTCTGGCGTAAGTCCGCAGTGCTTCGCAAACTGACCACACCACTTGCGATAATAGTTCTCCTGACTGCGAGTCTTGAAGCGCATTGGTGGTCTAATAGTTAATACTATCCCCTCGTCTCCCATTGTTTTCCACATAGAGAGAAGCTTGATGTAGCCATCGGGCGAGCGAGAGGTTAGTTGTTGTAGCCTCTCAAACGCCCATTGGTCTTCTTTGTGTAGAACGAACTCCATTAGAAATCGAAGTTGTTCGCTTGCTTCTTCCGGCGCTGTCCTGTGTACACCTCGTTAGTGCAGTACACGTAGGGCTTTCCGGTGTCCTTGCTTTTACGTTGCCAGCCAGCAAAATCTATCTGCAAGATAGGCTCCTCGCTGTTCTCTTGCGCTCGCTTGTAGATTTGAATCAGCCCCTGAAGCTGAGACACAGACAGCTTTAGGTTTCCCTTGTAGTCAGGATGATTATCTGCTGACTTCTCTTTGTTTTCGTTAAGGTAGAACGCATCACCCTTGATGTTGTTGTCACTCATTTCATTTCTCCTAGTTGCTTCACAAATATTCCCATCGCATTTTTCAAGCGTTGCCGCTCATCAGGGAAATTCTTTTCAAGGTTATCGACCAACTCTTTGTTGGCATCGAACATGCTCTTAGCCTCGTCTACCGTAGAGCACATACCTCTAATGATTGATACCAATCCATCGACAGCGATAGTTGCTTCGTCGGCTGTCTGCGGGTTGTGATCAACAACCGATTTAGATTTCTGATTTTTGTTTGTCTCAATCTTTTCACCCAACACCTCATCGGATGTGTCTAAGTCTGAAAAGGTGACGGGGGTTTCTGTGCCGCCGTCCGGCAAATCTTCTCCGGCATAGATGTAATGGCCAAGACCAAACATCGCCAAGCACTTGACGAGACAGCGCATGCGGGCCTTGTTAACATCGGTTGAGTTTGGATTCTTAATTGCGTTGTTCTTGTTGTCCATGACAGCAAGCCACATCGTGTGGGTCAGACCCTCGATAGTCACTGAGAACCGCACCTCCATCGTGCCGTCTGGGTAGTGAATGTCATCGAGCAACTCATAGTTTGCGGTGGGATAAATCTTTTTGACATAGGCCCACGCCCAAGTCCAAGTCAGGTAGGTAAACCTACCCTTCTTTTCTGTGTGCTCGTTGACGTTAACATCGCTAAGCTCCCTCCAAATTTCTTGTGCGTTCATAACGCCTCCTGTATTGCCGAGGTGTCGTCAGTAGCGCCTGTTGAATCAGGCGATGTTGAATGCGCGGGGCACTCCAAAAGCCACTTTTCAAAAGCTGATTTTGATATTACCCAGCGACGCCCAAATCTAATGCTGGGTATCTGCCCTCGCTCACACGCCGCATAGGTCTGGTTGATTCCAAGACCAAGTTGCTTTGCTACCTCTTTTACCGTCAACACTTTCTGTTCCATTACTATTTCCTCCTAGTTTTGTGATGAGAATGGATCTTTCCTCCAGCCCGATGTATCAAGCCTGAGGTTTTCTCCGTTGATTCCGTAATGCCTAAACAATGATCGCTCTATTGACCCGCGAATTTCTATTGGTTCAAGCTGTTCAAACAGCAAGACCGGCATGGACAGCAGGGGCTTTCTCTCGCCTCTGTACATAAAGCTAAACTCAATCTGGCCTCGCTGATTTAGAGACGCCTTCAATCCATCGAGCTTGGTCAGCTGGAACAGGGATATCATCTTCATATCCACTTTGTTTTGGTCAAGCATCTGACTCTCCTTGATACTGATCACACCATTGAGCAACTCGACACCAGTTCTGTTCGCACCGTGTGGCGCTCCCCTTGCGCTCCTCTACGGAATGTCCTTCGCCCAGCTGTTCTGAGTGTCGGATAGCATCCTCTGCTGTATCGTGGATCTTAATGGCTCGCACGCGGCCCTTCTTCTTCACGGCATAGGTTGTCGGCTTAACCCAGCGTTCACTCTCTGAGCAGTACGGCAGTTCATTGTCGAATGCCCAGCCAGCGTGCGCCGATTGGTGCATACGAACCCGCGTATCAACGTAGCGATCCTGCTCCTCTTCGGACCAAAGCGGAATATCGACAACCATGATTGGGGACTCAGGGTAATTGCCACCCTCCTCCGCCTTGCGGCGTTGCCAGTCTCTCAGGATAGCTATGATCCTTAACTGTTTGACGGGTAATTGTTTGGCATGCCGGACCAACCACGCATAGCAATTCAGTTGCCGATGCCACTCAACCTTGTCGTATATTACAGACCATGCGGACGTGACCTTGTAGTCGCTGACTATCACACCGTCAGGCTCAACATGCTGAAGATCTATCGCACCAGAGACAGTCCATCCTTGGATGTCGCTAAACAATCTCTCCTCACTAATGCACGTATCATCGCCCTCTGCCGCAGTCTCGAACATGTTGTGTACCGACGTACCGAATCGACTCCATAAAAAATCCACAGCGTCCTGCTCGATCTCGTCGCCGTGCTCTTTCTGAAGCAAACCTATGCGTGGGCTGTCTATCAGGGTGGTGATGGATATATCGCTATTTCCCCGCGAGTACGTGTCCACGGTTAAAGCCTTGACAATCACATCAGGGAGATTAAACCTATTACTGACCGGCATACTCATCCTCCACACGATAGACCCGCACGCCTGTCTGTCCATCCTTTGTTTCATGCCGGATAGAAAAGCGAAGTTCTGGGTGCTCGTTTTGCAGTCGAGTGACTCGTGATCGTAGCGCCCTAGACTTACGTGCGGTATGCTCTTTGTCATCAGTCGAGAGGAAAAAACTTTGCCCCACTTCCATCTGCAAAAGCACCTCTGCCACATTCTCCGGCAAGCTCTCCCGCTTCATGCGGTAGTCGTCCGGCACTGGGACGCTTTCGATTTTCAACGTATCGTTGTTGCTGTTCGTCATAGTAGATGTCTCCGTTTTGCTCTTGCTCGATTATCCAGTCACCAATCTTGCTCATGGGATACTCCCTGTTTACCAGAATGATGTCAAGTATATATTAGGGGTTGCGTTATGACAACTATGTGGTTCACAATCGATGGCGAGCCAGCAAGCAAAGCAAACTCGCGGCGGTTGGTTAAGATTAAAAATCGCCCAGCGTTTATCAAGTCTGCGAAGGCGCTCGGTTACGAGAAGATGTTCAAGGCGCAGTGCCCCAACCTTGGGGATGCAATGCTAGAGGGGGATCTATGGGTGGATATAAAAATATTTTACGCCA